TAAAGCGTCAGCAACTTCACCACAACCTTCCATTTCAACATATTGATTATTTTTACCTAGTCCTAATAATTTAAGGGGTAATTTTATAATATCCATAAAACCACCAGCACTCATTCCACTTCCTTCTACTCCGTTTCCTTTTAATAGATTACGACCAAATTGAAATAAACTAATTGGATTTAAAATACCAGCTAGACCTGAACCAGTTAATTCTGCAACGACTTCTCCATTTTTACCAAATCCTAATAATTTAAGAGGTAATTTTACAATATCCATAAAACCACCAGCACTCATTCCTTCTGCGTTATATGCACCAGCCCTAAAAAAAGGTGGAACTGCATTATCTTTCCATTCAGGAGGACCATCATAACCAAGTTGAGCCCCAGCACTCATACCTTTTCCTTTTGTTTTTCTTAATACTTTTTTCATACCAGCGCTCAAACCCATACCTTCAAGTCCCATTCCTTCTTTAATATCAACTAATTCTCTAACATTACCACCAACTAATTCCTTTTTATCTTCATTAGCTACATATTTTTTGTCTAAATTTCTCAATTTTTGAGCTATTTTTCTATCATATTCTAAACTCATATTATATATAATTATTTAGATTTTAATTATTATATATTTTTTAAATAGTGGATTCCATATTAATAACCGTAGGTTTATTACCTTTGGTTGTTATATCACTTTTACTATTTTTTTTATTTAATTTTTCTTCTTCTGTTTCACATATACATAAACCATTAAAACAATTTGATTTCTTAATATGTAATCCTGCGATTAGTCCTGAAATAGCAGTAATAATTGAAACAACTATAGCTGATACACTTAAAGCATCCATTAATATATATTATAATATATAAGATTATAATATATATAATTAAAGATAAATTAATTAATTTAATTAATTTTATTTAATAATTTATTTGTTTTTTCTTTCTCAAATTGTTCTTCTGTTTCGCTTGTGATATCATATTCATCTTCACTATATATTTCTTCTTTAATCTCTTTTAAACAAAACATTTCATATGTATTTTCGCGCTTTCTAAAATATAATTTTAAAAATGGATTATTACTTATATCTCTAATAAATTTATTATATGAAAAATTTCTCTTTTCTTCTTTAGTTGAATTTAAATATTTGTCGCTTAATCTATAATTATTATAAATATCTTTTAGATTCATAATATCGTCTTTATTGGTGGTTGTCTTATAATTCTCGCTCAACCAACTAATCATTTCATCACTTTCTTTCATATAGTCGTCATTACGCTGTAATATTTCGTCGGTTATTAATAAATCTTTTGATTTATAATATCTATAAAAATAATCTTTTAATATTAAAAATAAGACTGTTTTATAGGTTTCTTTAAATTCTTTTGTCTTATAATATGAATTAATTATAGCAGTATTTATTTTTTGTTCTTCATTTAATTTATCATAAACTTTTTTATCAACAAATCTGGATTTAAATGGAATATCAATAATACGGCGACTTAATGCATCACTTGTTTCATTTAGTTTGGGTTTTTCATTACATTCCATAATAAAAGTCATACATAAATTAGTTGTAGTTTTATCACTATATAAGGTTCTGGCATTTATTTCTGTTCCGCCTACTAATTCCTTAAGGGTAGCGCAATTTATTTTAAATTTATAATCTGGTTCCCTACATATTACTAATCTCTTATTATTTAAATTGAATATTTCTGGATTTCCACCAGTTTTTAAATTATTTAATATAATTGAACTAGGTAATATATAAGCGTATTCTCCTATTGTTGATTGAACTAATTCATTTAATAAGCCTTTACCATTACCACCGCTACCATTACTAATAATAAATTTTTCTAATGGTATTCCGCACATTCCTGTTGATAATATAGTTAAATATAATTGTTTTAAATCATTTTGGAAAAATATAGTATCTATAATTTTATTTAACTCTTCTATTAATTCGTCTTTTGTTTCATCATCTAAATCCTCGTAATTATAACCTGTTGTCATACTTATATAATATTCTGGTTTTGGTTTAATAAATTTATTTTTGGATAAGTCAAATAATTTATTTTTAAAACAAAACAAATAAGGATTTTTATCAAATACTATATCATCCCTATATAATTTATTTTTAATGTCTTTCACTAATCCCTCTCTATAATTAATACTTCTTAGTGATAATAATGATTTCTTTTGTTTTCCAATTAATTCTGTATGAGCTTTAATCAAACTTTTTTCCATACCTGATTCAATAGCATCAGTCATAAATTCTTTTTCATAATTAATAATATTATCAATAAGTGATTTATAATAATCTTTATCAATAAAATTATTCATTATTGAGTTCTGTTTGTTGTCTTTTTCCCAGTATATTCCATTATAACAATATAGAATATTGTCAAATAAAAAGAACCTATCCCCAAATATTATTTTAAAGATATCACTTAAATATCCTGTTGTGATATCGTTTTTCCAGTCTATATTTTCGGTAAGTTTTTTTTGAACTTCAACTTGGTTATAAGCCATATATATATTACTATATATTTTAATTTTTAAATAGTTTTTTAATTAAAATGTTCGTTAAAAATATTTCTTTATATATTTTTTTAATTAAAATTTCTATAGTATTTTTTTTAAGCCTAAAATCTTGCCCTAATTTTACAAAGTCTATAGGATTTTTATAGATTTTCCTATATATTTTATTTTTAACGGGCAACATTTTAGGGTTAATAATTAAGTTAATTATAATTATTAAGTTAATTAATAATTATATTTAATAAAAGGTTATTACATAAGACGGTTTGCCATTTTTTTTCCACCACTCATTTTCTTAAATGCTTCACCAGCTTTGGAACCTTCAAATAAAGGTTGAGCTAGTTTTAATGCTGATTTGCCGAGTGTTTTAACTTGGTCCAATAAACCAGAGCCAGTCATACGGACATTTTCATTCCATCCAATTGCGTTGTAATCAGCGCTTGATGGGTCACTAGCCTTTAATACATCTTCCTTGGTTAAGATTCCAGTAAAGATGGAACTGACGCCTTGTTCTAAAACAACGATACCAGAATTGATAGCTACGATAACTAATTCACCGTCAGGCACTGCTGTTCCTTCAGGATTATATACATTACATTTAACTTGGAGTGAGTAATTACCAATAGAACCAGCACTAATATAATCTTGGACCAACTGTATGTCTTTACCCATTGTAAGAACTACAATTGAACCAACAGTTGGAAGAGTTGAAACAACTCCAGCACCAGTTACAGGAGCTTTTGAAATAAATCCTCTAAATTCTTCCCAGCTTTGGTTTGAGCCATTTTCGTGAGACATAGACCAGAGGGCACGTTGTTCTGCACTTGCTAGAATACCAGACGAATTATTGAATGAGATATTAACATTTTTAATACCTAAAAATTTGTCAGCATTAAGACACGATGAAGCAGTTGAACGAGAACGAGCATAAATTACTAATTTATCAGGAACGACGTTAAGTGTGAGAGCTTGAGAAGTCCAAACTGCTTCTGGAGTAATAGCACCAATAACGGGTGGCACCGCTGCTTGTGCTGCGAGATTTTGACCGCCAGAAATATAACGAGGGTATTCAAGATAAGGAACAATATTCTTTGATGGTAATAAATCACTTGGATGACCGTTAATAAAAATAAAATCCAAATAAGCACCATCAACTGCAACCAATGAAACAGTTTTATTAGCAGGACCAGTTGAACGCCACGCTCTTGTAGCACCTTGTAATTGAAATTGGAAATTCATATTTTGAATACCATACATTCCTTGCGTGTTGCTTTCAGTTGTGTAAGTGAAAGGACTGAGAAAAAGAAGAGGTTCATCAACGTGGAATTTAACATAAAAATCTTGACTAGCGGTAGGTGTGCCGATTGGTTGAGGAATTTTACCCATATTTGAGGTAGGACCCCAGTCAAGGAGCTCCCACGCACCATTAGGACGGAAGGCATCATCATAATCAAAATTAGCTGCCGAGCCTAATGGATTTGAATTGAGTGTTGTCGCGTCGCTATATCTTGAAAATATATCAGTCAAAGTTGTTGTGGATGAATTGTATTTATTTAATTGTCTCTTATCGTGTAATTTAAGAAAAGGTGCGAGAATGTCAGGAACATTGACTGATACTGATGAAGAATTAAGTGTTGATGTCATTGTTGCCATCATTTGGTGAAATGGGAATGGTGCGAGTGCGTCAGTGGTTCCGTAATTTACGAGATAAGTGGTATTATTAGCAGTAGTTCCAGAAATTTTAAGAGTAATATCAGCACCAAGCATTACACGTCTATCAATTACTGTTTGAAGAGATGGGACTTGCACGTTAAATACGAGTGATGTGGTAGAGGCAGCCACAACATTATTGCGTTGATGAGTAATTGTCTCACCACCTTTGACAACTCCATAATTTATGGTATCTTTAACCATAAGACGACTATCTTTTATTAACGAGGTAGTAAAATCCATATATATAATATAAGATATAAAAAAAATTATTATATTATAAATAATATAATAATTTCTATATAATTTATTTTTAAAGTTAATATCCCATAATATTCTTAATAATTTTATAATATTTTTTGTCAGTATAATATATATAATTTCTTGAAGGTCTATTATATTCACAGTCCTGATAATATTGGCTGTATCTATATAAATTATATTGATTATATTCAAACCATAATTTATAACAATTATTAAAGTATTTTTTAACCAATTGTTTATATTTAAATAAATCGTATTCAGTTATATTATATTCATACTTTAACATATTTATTAAATATTTAATAGCCATTATCGTTCCAGCTTCACCTCTTTTTTTATAATTTTTAATAGCGTAATAATTAGTGTTATTAGATAATATTATTTTACCATCTTTAACATAATTATTAAATAATTTTGTATAAGTTCTTTCAATTTTTCTAATAAATTGAAAATCTTCTTTTATTGTTTCTTTACTTATACTATTTTTTTTAATATAATCTACGCAATATAACAAAGATAAATCAAAATTATATTGGTCTGCGAGTTGTTGTTGAGTTAGTTCCATTTTATTAATATATATACATAATATTTCTTTAAATAAAAATATAATTAAAAATTTATTAAACTATTTAAAGAAATATAATTAAAAATTTATCTATTCATATATTCAGTATTATTAAAATCTTTACGACGAAACATTAATTTAATACTAGCATTACAACCAGATGCGAGTGTAAATGGATTTAAATTACCATATATATCTTTCCAAAATACACTTACATCAATTGCATTAAGAGGTATATCACTCAAAACATCAATTAAACGATATTCACTAGTAGGATTATAATTAACAGTATTTTTATATGTGTTATTAGGTGTAAATGGGACTTCAAAGTCTGTTAATTGTGTTGATAAATTGGAGTTATTACCATATGATGTAAGAGCAACACCGGATGCACTTTTTGGCGGACTTGTTAGAGTTGGTGAAATTGGTATTAGACCAGAAGAAAACACTAATGATTTAACAGGATTCCATAGTGCTATATCTAATTGTTCGCTAGTCATAATTATATCAAATACTGTTGTCAAAGCTCCAGGCGGTGATTTTCTAAATTGAAGATTATTTAATGTCTCATACACTCTTAATCTATATTGTAATGGATTCATATATGCATTAGTTATCGGCATACCGAAATCATACCAATCAAAACCAGATAATAATTTATATAAAGGTCCATTAACATAAATTGAAAATGCAGTTGTCGGTGCAATGCTCGTGGCTCCATTAATAAAATATCTACAATCAGCTTGGAATTGCATTCTGTTTTGGTTTTCATCATATGAAAATCTCGGTGGTAATATTCCAGTAGGTTTTCCTGGTATAGAATTAAATAAAGTTAAAAGAGTATTATTTATTTTTTCTAAAAAGTTTGTATAAGAAAAACCATAATAATACGGACTAGCAACTTGACGAGCGCCTACGCCTCCAGATGGCACAGGTGCAGGAAAAATATTGCTTTCCCAGTATATAGTCGCAGTATATTCGCCTCCAGCATATGTTATACCAATTTTATACACCGTTTTATTTACATCGGGTTGATTTGTTTCAATAAGAGGAACAAATACAGGCAATGATGGTGTATCCAATTCAAATCTAACAACACTGAAAAAATATTTATTAGGTTGTAGCACATATGGACTATTTCTTATTTCATTAAATATTAACGGTTTGGGTCCTTCATTTCCGTCCCAGTCATTATTTACTATAGATAAATCAATATAAATATGTGTTGGGTCAGCGTCTTCCAATCTAGAGTTTGTATTAAATTGTAAAGCCATTATATATATATATAATAATAGATATTTATTTTTTAATAAATATCTATTAAATTAATAACTAAATATCTATTATTATATAATCTATATTATTATTTTCACAAAATTTTTTTAATGTCATTATATGCCTAGACGTTGTTCTACTTATAAATACACCATATTGTCCGCATTTTGGAAATAGTTTTAGACGCTTATAATATATATCTGCTTCAAGTTCAGCAATAGGTTCATTATATGAATAAAATATATTATCTTTGAATGAAAAGCTTTTATTACTGGTAGAAAAAATATTTTTATTATCTTCCATTAAAACTTTTTTAATAATATCTTCTATTTTACAAATCATTATATATATTATAATAGAAAATAATTATAAGATATTTATTTATAATAATCTTATAATATATTTAATCTTAATAATAAATTTATTATTAAGATTAAATAACTTTTTTATATATTTTTTAGATATTTATATATAATAATCTATTCAAAATTATTATTAATATGTGTTATAACATCATTATATAATAATCTTAATTATGGTTATAATCTTCAACCATTTCATATATTATTGTTTTATATTCATAAAGTAAATTTTTATATAAATCTACATCTACATTGTTATTCATATATAATGTTTCTATTTTTGTTTCTTTTATATAATTTTCAAGTGATGAATATATGTCATAATTGTCAAAATCTTCTATATAGTCATTAATTATTTTTTCTAATTCCTCGTTTGTTGGATTGTATTCAATATTAACATAATCTATTAATTTATTTTTAATAATATTAAAGTTATATCCAATTAATTTATAATTTTTACTTAATTTATGTTCTCTATTATATGAATTATAAATAAATCTAAGAAAACCCCAAATCATATCAAGAATATTATTAAATTTATTAGCTAGTTCAAATTCATCACCAACTAATGATAAATATAATGATTTAATTTTATGTATTGAATAACCATAAACAATTTCAACCAATTGTTTAATTATTTCATCATCATTTTCGTCTTCACCTTGTAATAATCCATTTGTATTATCTTCAGTTATATAATTTATTAAACGTTCCATTGAATATAAATTATTTCTAATAGCCCATTTAATTTCTTTTGACATTCCTCTGTCATTTTTTTTAGCTTTTATTAAAAAAGCGTGAGCGGTTGAGATATAAGTGTTTTGAACTTCCATATATATATAATACTATAGATAATAATTCTTTAAATAGTTTATTAATTAAAAATTCTTATATATTTTTTTAAACTATTTAAAGAAATAATTTTTATATATTTCTTTAAATAGTTTAATATTTAAAATTTCTATATATTTTTTCCTAAAATCTTGCCCGTGATTTACAAAGTCTATAGGATTTTTATAGTTTTTTCTATATATTTTATTTTTAACGGGCAACATTTTAGTCCTAAAAAGTTAATTAAAGATTAGACTTTAATATAATCTTTTTGTGTTTGCACTGTATGTCCCATCATTTTCGCATCCTCTTTCATTTCATCTGTAATATCCCCGTATTTATAACTTAAATAAATATGACGGAGCATACTAGAACCAATTTTACGACCAAAAATTTTATTCAATATATATGTTATACTATTAATTTTATTAAGTGGAGACCCATCAAAATAAACCAAAAATGGCACGTCATATTTCTTACCTTTAATTAATGGATGATGTTTTATATATAAATGGATAACATCTTTTAATTCTTCTGGAGTGTCTTCAATTTCTGGACCGTGTGTTTTAGATGTTTTATAAATATTAAAGTCAAATACATTTTCATCAACATTATAATAATTTCTATCTTTAGATGTAATATTAATACCTTTTATTAAATTCATTTTTTGATAATCAGTGTTTCGTCTTGGTGGTGTTAATACATATAATGACAATACAACATAATTTAATAATGTATTATATTGATTTTCATTTTTTATTTTTTTCGGTAGTTTCTTAACTTCTTCATATAAATTATTATATATTTGTTTAACTTCGTCCCATTCAATCCAATTTTTTTGTTGTGATTCACTTTTAATTTCAGTTGGTTTTTGTTTTATTTTATTATTTACATCCATCATATATTTATAATATTTGTCATATAATTTTTTTAGTTTTGGTTCAGTTGATAATGACGATACAATTGATATATAATAACTTCTTTTAGTATTATCTTTATATTTATCTATTTTATTATTTATATCTTCAATTTTTTTAAGAAAATTAAAATTTTTAAAAGCTTCATTATTGTTTAATTTTTCTAAATTACGGATATATAAATTTATTGATGATAACGATAATTTTTTTTCAATTAATTTTTGTTTTAAATCTTCTATAAATGACATTATATAAATATCTTAGATATTATTTTTTAAGATATTTATATATAATAATTTAAACACTAATAACTATTTCTTCATCTTTTATTTTTGGATTTTCTAATAATTTAATATATAATTCAATAAAAGCATTAAATATATCAATTTTATTTAATAGTTGAGCCTGTTTTGTCTCGTCGGTTTCTTTTTTATAAACCCTTATTGCTGATTTCATTATTTCTGGTAAATCTCCACTTTCATAAACTCTTTTGAGTTCTTTCATAAATTTTTTATCTTTTAATAATACCAAATAATGCTTTATATCTTCTTTTTTAGATATCTTATATAATTTCTTTCTAACTCTTTCAAAATCAATTTTAGGAATTAATTTTTCAGCTTTTGGTTCTTCTTTTGGTTCTTCTTTTGGTTCTTCTTTTGGTCTTTCTTTTGGTCCTTCTTTAATAGATGAATGATAATTGTTAAATTCTTTTAATAAATCAGTTAAATTATTTTGTTCTTCTTTAGTTGGTTTTTTACGCAAATTATTAATTATATTTGAGAATTTAATTTCAATATTATGCATTTTATCATATATTTTTATAAGTGAAACAACTTTTTCTTCATCACCTAATTTTCCAGCTTTTGATATATTATTATTAATAGTTATTAATTTACGAGCTAATTCATCTCTTTTTTCATATAATCTATCTCTATATTTTTGTAGATTAAATTTTTCTTTTTTTGTTTCAACTTTTGGTTCAGCTCTTGGTTCAGCTCTTGGTTCAGCTCTTGGTGCTGGTCTTTTACCTTCTTCAATTATTTTTTCTAATTCAATAATACGTTTCTTCAATTGTTCTATTATATCACTTTTACTAGGTTTTTTAGGTCTAACTGGTGCATCTGGATTAACTGGACGAGGTTTTGATGCTTTTGGAATTTCAAAATTATTTGTTTTTTGTCTAAAATATATTTTATCATCTCTTAATTCAAGATGCTTGTCTATTTCAGCAACCAATTCAGCTTTTGATAATTGTGATAATTTCTTTTTAGGTGGTATTATTTTTGTTTCTAAATTATAAATTCTTATAATTTTATGTAATTGACTTATATCTAAATCAATAAAATTAACCATATAATAATACTTAGATTTTTATATATTTTTTTTATTTTTTATACCTTTTCCTGTAAGTTTATTAACTGTAGCAACCAAATCAGTCGTCCCTTGCATAATTGTTTTTGTTATTGGATTTAATTCTCTAGCCAATTCAGTTATATCTTGGAATAAAAATTTTTCAGCTTCTGGTGTATATAAATCACTATATTTTAATAGATATCTTATAAAATATTGACAATTATTATATAATGGACTATATCCAAAAAATAATTTATCATTATTTAAACCAGTTCTAGCATTATTTAATAAATCATTAAGTGTTAGTGTTTCGGGTTTATATTCTTCTATTTTTAAATTTTCTGTTTTTGAGTTAGTTTTATAACTATCGCTAACACTTATAGCATCTAATTTTTCAACTATTATATTCTTATTATTTTTAAGTCTTAAAACTAATGCTAGGTGGAAGAAATTATCAAATCCATATTTATCTTGTAATTTTTTCCACTGACCCAATGAAACAATATTTAATGGTGTTGTAATAATAGAACCGAGTGGTGTTCTATATATAAATATTTCTTCAATAGGAATATTACCATACATTTCAATATATTTTTTAGTTGTTTCGTAATAATCATCTAATTTTGGACTAAAAAATTTTTTAACCTTTTCTAATTTATTTTTAATAAAATCAAATACTCCAGCACCTCGTAAATTTTTATATTTATCTTTTAATAAACCATAAACAATAATATATTCTTTGTAGTTCTTTCTTAAAAAATTATTAGATTCAAAAAAACTTTTTTTAATATGAGTTATATTATATCTCGTTTTGGTTTCTTTAATTTTAAGGTGTTTATATTTTTTTATGTCATCTTCATTAAAATATTTTTTTTTCAGTATTATTTGATAAATACCAATATTATCCATATAATAATACTTAGATAATTAAATATAATAATAATTTAAAATCTAAGGATTAATATATGTCATTTAATTTTAATAAAATAGGTCGTCAAGTAGCCAAGATAAATAATGGTAAATATAATGGATGTAAGGTGTATTTAAGTGAAGAAGCTATTGACGAAAAAAACGAATATGTCAAAGAATTTAATGCTTTCAATATTCCAGATGAAGGTAAATTTCAACAAATGCCAAACAAAAATTTAAACAGAGAAGTTGTTTATATTGTAGGTCCATCTGGTTCTGGAAAAACAACTTATACAACTAATTATATAAAAGAAATTCAAAAAATAAGAAAAGATTATCCTGTTTATATTTTTTCAAGTCTTAATGATGATTATAAAGAATTAGATGTGAAAAGAGTTAAAATTGATAAAAGTCTAGTTGATAATCCTATTAGTGCTGAAGAACTAGCAAATTCAATATGCGTTTTTGATGATGTTGATGTATTAAGTGATAAAAAAATTAGAACAAGTTTATTATCAACACTGGACCAAGTTTTGGAAATTGGTCGCCACTTCAATATTTATTTAATAATGACAAATCATCTCGCCTCTAATGGAAAAGATACTAGAAGAATATTAAATGAATGCCATACTATAACATATTTCCCACAAGCTGGTGGCGGTGGTAATTTAAATTATATGTTAGAAAAATATGGTGGTTTAAATAAGAAACAAATTGAAGCAATTAAAAAACTTAAAACACGTTGGGCTACTCTATATCGTCATTATCCTCAGTTTATTTTAACAGAAAAAAATATATTTTTATTACATAATTCAAATTAATAATATTATAATCTAAATTAATTATAATATTAATATTTGGTGAATTAATTTAATAATGCATATAAATTTGTCTCTCTTTTAATATAATCAATATAAGTATTTATTATATTTATTTTATGAATAAAAGCATCAATTGAATGTTGATAGCTCATAATACAGTTATCTAATTCCATCAATATATATTCTCTATCGCATTCAAAATTTGTTTCTTCATTTTTTTCTAATTCTTTTTTAACTTTAATAATTGCTTTTTTATTAAATTTATCTTCTTTTTTTAATTTACTAATCATTTCAATGCATTCTTTTATTGTTTTATTTGTTAAAGTATCTTCAATATATTGTTCTATTTCTATATAGTAATAAGCATTTTGTCTATCTGGAATATTATCTTTAATATATGTTTTAATACGATTAAAATTATATTCTTTCATTTTTCTTAATGGTTTTGGTAATAAATATTTACTATTACTAGCTATAGTATATTGACTACAACTAACTGAAAAATTAGTAATATAAATTTCAAACACTTTTAAAAATTGTTTTGGTAATAATTTTACGTATTTTTCAACTTGTTTCGCTGTTTTATGTTTTAAAAATAATAAAATTTTAGTATTATTATCAGTTATATTATCTTCATTAAACATTCCATAATCTCTATAATTATATGGTATATAAATATCGTTAATTATAGCAGTTTCAACCATTCGTCTATATATAGCTCCAAATTTATAGAAGTCATTTGCGACTAATTTTGTGAATAATTTTGAGGCAGTTTGTGGTTGAGGATTATTATTGATAATAGTATCAATAAAATTTTGAATTTGTGCTGTTTGTGAGAATTCCATTATATATAATATACTATATATTTTATTTTTAAATAATTTATTAATTAAAGATTATTAAACTATTTAAAGAAATAAATTTTTATATATTTCTTTAAATAGTTTAATATTTAAAATTTCTATATATTTTTCCCTAAAATGTTGCCCGTGTTTTACAAAGTCTATAGGATTTTTATTGATTTCTCTATATATTTTCTATTTTACGGGCAACATTTTAGGGAAAAAATAATCTAAATAAATTAATTAAAAAATATGAATAATAATATCTATACATTAATAATATACAGATATTATGGATTTTATTTATGAAATTAGATTATTAAAAAAACAAATAGAACAATTTGAAAAAAAATTAAATGCAGTTATAGTTGAATTAAATAAAATAAATCATATTGCTACTTATAGTGATACTGAAGATTATGAAGATGATATTAAATATCCTAATGATAGCGATTATGATTAATTACCATAAATAATTTACAGCATAATAATTAGGACTATTTTTATCATAAGCCGTTAAATTTCCTTCTTTATCTCTTATATTTGACGCCCTATTTAAATAATTTTGTTGTCTTATAGGATTATTATGGTTCATACTTTTAGGCAATAAAAGTGTTTTATCAAAAAAATGTTGGTATCTATCATCACCAAAATGTATCCAATGATTATTATAAAATACTTTCAATTTTTTATTTTTCTTTTCGCTTTTTTCAAATCTTAAACCATCTATAATAGAATAATCTTTCCCTGCTCCAATAAATTTGGGTAAATTTTTTTTACCTTTAATTTTTTGTTTTAATTTAATTTGTTCTTTCAATTGTTCTGGGTCTATTTCATTAACGGTCAAAGGAGTATCTTTATTAATCCTAATTGTAGGACGATAAACTGGATATTCTAACCTTTGGTTGTTATAACCTTTGGTTGTTATATCCTGCCATTTTTCTTTAAACCATCTTTTTAATTTTTTTTCTTTATTATCATCAATATATTCCCCTCCTAGAATTTTATATAATTTTACTATATATCCAGATTTAAAAGCTGAATTTTTTTTATATGTTTCGTTTGCTTCTTTTTTAACCATTTCATATAATTCTTTATCTTTTGGTATTGGCATATAATTTAACTTAGATTAATAATCTTAAGATTGTTAGCATATTTGTGATATAATACACGTTGTCCTACCCTGAATATTACCAACAAATGCTCCACTTGTTAATTGAATTGTAAAACATAAATTATTAGGATTATTAACAATAATATCAAAATTACCTATAATTGCATAACCATCTACACCTGCTGAGCTATTTCTATATCTCATTTCGCCTAAAATTGGACCTGTAATATTTGTCTGTCTTATACGAAATATACACTCACTATTAATTGTCAAACTGTCAAACGGCAATAAAATTTGATATTTAACTATATATAATCTTGATAATGTTGATGTAATTGAAAATAAATATGTGGATGCATTATAAGTTATTCCTGTTCCTGTTCCTACTGGTGCTGATTGGAAAATTGATTGAATTATTACCTCCGCATTTGTGTTTAATGCTGTTTTACCTGCTGTTGATAAAATGCTATTTTGAATTTGACTATATAAATCTGGATTTGCTACATAAAATTTACTTAATGTTGTGTCATATTGAATTTTACTCCTATTATTTTCTAAACTTGGTTGCACGAAATCATTAAATGCTGTAGTTCTTCCACCGCTTCCACCTATCATTATAAACCTACTATTCCATAAACTACCATTATAAAATACATTACGCTTATTTGTTTTTAGTGTTGAGACATCTACATCTTGTAAATTTGTTAATTGATTTCCTGTAAAAATACGATTTTCATTTCTTCTTACAATTCTCCTTACGTTTGATGACCTATCAGCCCCTATAATTGTTATTCCGTCCATATAATTAATCTTAGATTTTAATCTTATATTATTATATTTCATATATTGTTATACTTAAACTAAAATCCTGATTTACCTGACCTGCATAATTAGTTCCACCTGTTAAAAATAAATTAAAATAAGGATATAAAAAATAACTTCCTACAGCTTGGACTGATGATACATATAATGATTGGAATTTATTGTCTAATCTATTAAACTGACTTGCTACTAAAAAATTTGAATTTATTGAAGTTCTAAAACCAAAATCAAGAGTTGAATTATTATTAACAGTTATTATTGATAAATTCATACTATAAATAAACATATAATTACACGTCGTCCTAAAACCAGATAAAAAATTATTAACATCAATTGATATACCATTATTATTAGTTCCTGTAATATTATAACTATCAAAAATTAACGGATTATTAACTAATAAATTAATATAATTAGTAGATGTTGAATTTTGTAAATAACTATCTTTAAATTTACCATTTATATTAATATTAAAAAATTTTGGTGTTGTATTAATCCATTTTGTTGTTGCACTATCAAATATTAATTTTTGGTCTTCTTGTGGTGTTGTTATTACTACGTCGTCTAAAGATGAACCGAAAAATAATGATTGATTTGTAAATTTAGATACAGATGAATTATAAATTAGTGTTTGATTTAATGCTAGACCGGATAACGAAACGTCGTCCAATTCCGCTATTGTATTTGCATTAGTTAGTAAATTTCCATTTACTCTTAAGAGCTGAGTATTACCTGCAGCTGTTTGACCCCGAAAAATTGGACTTATAAGTTTTGACATATAATACTCCTTAGATTTAAATTAATTTATATTAAATTAATTTAAATTATTTTAATCAAAGAATAATTGAAGATTATTAAGACGAATATAAAGAGCATATAACATTATTATAGGTAGTAGTAGCAATATTTAAAATTCTAATATATTTAAATGCTTTAAGACTTAATATTAAACTTGCGGTTCTTCTTCCTGTTTGAGCTACAATTGGAAACATACTAGCGAGTGTTTGCCATACTGTCTCATCTTGACTAATTTGAATGGCGATACCACTTGATGAAGTAGTTGCTGTATCTTCATAAACTATAACTGAATTATTTAAATAGATGTTATTAATAAAAAGAGACGCGGAAGACGAACCAGCTGTTAAACTAATATTATTAGTTATATTTGCGTATGACCCTATATTATCATAACCGACATCATAAATATTTAACCCTCTAACACTGTTTGCAGTTGTTCCAGATATATCTTGACCTGAAGATGTATGAACACACGCTTGTGTTCTTAACATATTTGTTGCGTGAAGTCCAATTGGTTGATATGTGTTTGTCGCGCTATCATATCCATACACATTAGATTGTGTTTCTAATGTATTATGATTATTTAATGAGCTATCAGTATAAACAGAACACGATAAATTTAATCCAACATTTGGAAGACTTGCAGTAGAACCCTGAATAATCCCACCACCACTACCACCACCTCCAGATAATACAACAACATCAATCGCAGTTGGATATGTTGCATTATTAGTAATTTTATTATTTAAGGCAGTTGTTGATGCATTACTTGTTTCTAAAACACCCAATAAGGAGCAACTTAAAAATTGAGAATTTCCCTCACTATCTAGTCCTTGTAATTGTGAATTAACATTTAATATACCTGCGGGGGTGCTTGATGCATTAACGAATTGAACCCCATCAAAAAATTGTGTTTGACTTGTAGTTGTTGAACTTCCGCCACCACCTAATACAACAACATCAATCGCACTTGGATAAGTAGTATTTGAATTAATTTTACTATTAAGTGTATTGTCAAAAACTTTTAAATCATTATTACTATCAACTAATAATGAATTCCCACCAGTATTGACATTTACATTTATATTTGGTTGCCCACTTCCACTAAAGGCACCTGATAAATTATTTTCTGCAATTCTTTTTAAACTATTATTAAATTCATATTGTATAATTTTATCGGTAATAGAATAATGAAAACCAGCATATTGGATGAGATATTGAATAGAACCAACGGGTTTATTACCGCTATCAGTATTTAGAGATATATAAGCAATATTTTCAGTTTGTAAAGCCTCACCACCTGTAGTATTTAATATTAATTGAAGACGTCTCAATTCGGGTCTAATATTAGTTAATTTTGTAGCATCACCGACAACTAACATAACAATCTCACCAGCATTCAATCTACTTGTAGTCGTATCTATCGTATAAGTCCAAAAAGAATGTGCGAATGTAGGACGAATATCCCCACTTCCCGTAGGGGAAGAGTAAAAATTTAAGAACGGTAAAACTATATTAGGTTGAACTCTATCTAGTGCTAAAATTACATATACAGCATCCATTTGTGCTTTAGTCATTAAATTTTGAGGCACTTGTGCTTCTGTATTACTATACCAATATAAATTGGAGGCACCAGTTGCTAATGTATTGCTCCAATACCAGCCTCCCCTTCCAAATACATCTGGATATGCCATATTAATACTATCCGCATATATTGCTGCACCTAAACTATTTAAATCATATGTAATATTCTCTACTGTTTTATTGATACTTACATTATCAACATCATAATTTAAATTTTTATCAATTAAAGTGTCTAATTTAGTATGTGTTGAATAATCACTTACTGCTAAATTACCCATACTAGCAGTAATATTTTCCCATTCAGTCCCATTATAGCCCTGAATTTGGACTAAACCACCTCCACCGCCACCGCCTGACAGTATATTAACGTTCAACCCTCTTTCAGTTCCTACAATAGCTGATGAGATAGGGTTTCCGTCGCCGTCATTTAAATCCACTCTAGGTTGATTTACGATATTAATATCGGGTATATTTACGATATTTACATCTGGAGTGTTTATAACATTTACATCATTCCCACCGGGTGGAGATGATATTATATTTACTGCTAAAATCCCATTCTCGTCGCACATCACTGGATGTAAAAAATCGTCAGTGCCGTGTGTCGCATACATACTTGCAATATTTGACATTATATAATTAAGCTTAGATTATTTATATTATAATTAATCTAAGATTATTTATATTAAATTTACCATATAAGACACAATTGTATCGTATGTTTCATTACTTTTATTTTTTAAAGTTGTCATAAATTTATAATATTGTTTTAGATTAAAGTCTTTTTTTATCATACATAATATCCTAAATATACAATGTCTGCCACACGTATTTATATCATTCTTTGTTGATTGATAGTCAATATCATTATAATAAGTATTAATATTACTACTATCAATTAAATAATCTAAATAAGGTTTATCTTGACCTAATAATTTATTTATATCTGGTTTATTCCAACTTAACGGATTACTTGGTTCTTTTCCATAACTGTCAAAATACTCATAATTATCATCACATTTCATTATACAGCACCAATGACCTGAATTAGGCGATGTTTCATATAATATTATTATGTAATCTTTATTATTTGGTAGTAATTGTGATAAAGATTTAAATTTTTTGAATTGACTATATTTTAATATTCTACAATTTGGTAGATATTTACGAATTAATGCATCACTTATTGCATCAGCTTTTACAACTTTTAAGTTATTCATTATAATAAAATGGAAATTTATTTTTTCCATACATAAATATATTCTTTATATGTTTCATTGCTTTTTCTTTTTGATTTAGGCATTAATATTTTTTTATATGGTTTTCCCAATATTTTTATTACAATATCATTATATATATTTTGAGGTATATTTAAACAATAATATCCGCTCTTCATATATTTATATGTATTTGTGAAAACAGGTATATAAAATTTAGTATTCCATTCTTCTAATTCTCTCCGCTTTGTTCCAGTATATAATTCTATATTATAATAAGGAGGCGATGTTAATACGAAATTATAATCAATTTTACTATAGTCAAATATAGAGGCATCTTCAAAATATAATTCTATATCAGTTGTAGAATATTGATTTAGAAATTTCTTCATTTTTTCATATGGTTTCTTTAGTTTTTTATTTAAATCAATTCCAATATATCTATTTACATTCAAAGCACACGCGCCTACTAATCGTCCTCCCCACCCCATTGTAAAATCTAAAATATTATTTGCATCTAATTTACAATATATATATTTTGCTATTACTGGCTTAAAAATAGAAACTGAACCAAAATATACATTAAATATTCTATACATAATAAAATATTCATCTGTAATTCCATTATCATAATAATATTTTATAAATGATATACTGCTTTTTTTTGACTGAATAAGCTTTCTATTATACCATATATCAAAAAATGTATATCCAGACCGTGATACTGTATTTAAACGCTCCAAAAATGTGAAATAATCAACAACATCATTCCCAACATTAGACCTAATATTTAAATTATTACATTCAATATTCTGTAATTTTAAAAATTCATCTTTAATATCATTTTTAGATATATTTTTTATATTTTTTAAAATCTTCATTTTTTCCCTAACTGTATAATTATTATGTTCCATTAAATAGTATTATAAAATAATTTTATTAATATTATAAGTTTAGATATTTATGTATAAATATCTAAATTTATTATCTAAAATAATATATATAATGAAAGTATTTAAAGAAGAATTAAAAAATGGATTAGAAATTCAGGAATTAGTTTTACCAATTATTAAAAAATATTTTAAAAGAAATATTAAAAATACTGATGGTAAATATAATAAATATGATTATACAGACGACGATTATAAATATGAATTAAAATCAAGGACTAACGAATATAAAAAATTCCCAACAACATTAATTGGATTAGATAAGGTTCAAGACAAATCAATATTTTTATTCTACTTTACCGACGGATTATATTATATTGAGTATAATAAAGAATTATTTGATACTTTTGAAATAAAGGATTTTGTGAGGAACCCAAGATATGGACGAATAGATAAGCCTAAAAAATATATATATATCCCTATTATTAATCTTAAAAAAATAGATTATAATTAATTACTATTATAATTAATTATTATTTTTTAATTAACTTTCTAGGACTAAAATGTTGCCCGTAAAATAGAAAGTCTATGGGAAAATCTATAAAAATCCTATAGACTTTGTAAATCACGGGCAACATTTTAGTCCTAGAAAGTTAATTAAAGTTAATTATTTTATTAATTAACTTTAATTATAATATTATTTATTAATTACATACAGTATAATCAGTATCCTCTCTATAATATTCTACTGGCGTAAAATATCGGCTTTTATGATATTTAATAATTTTATCTTCTCTAATTATAACTGGATATTCAAATTTATAATGGGATGATTGTTGCTCGTCAAAATGTGTTAAAATTTTTTCAATTGGTAATATTTTACGGTATAAATCCGTTTCACTTATAAGAATACATCTATATTCATTATAAGAATGTTTTTCGCTATAACGATAAACTGTATATTCTTTATCCTCTACAAAGATTGATTTTGGAAATTCTAATTTCTTTCTTAATTCACTTATTTCTTCATCTCTTATTTCATTACCTATCCAATCACCTTGGACCCATCTCTTTTTTTCTAATTCTTTATACTTTTTTAATAATTCTTTTTGCTCTATTGTTTCAACTACTTTTCCATTTTTCCAATTTTTTTTAAATTTATCTTCTCTATCTCTATTTTTAATTTTATAAAGTCTTTCAATCTCTTCTATGTCTTTTCCACAATATGACCCTTTTGTGTTCTTTGCTTCTAATTTTTTAATTTTAATATCAATTTCATTATCTTCTTTTTTTGTTTTTGTTTGTTTTACTTTTTCATTAGGTGTTGTATCTGGTTCAATTTCTGGTTTAATTTCTTTTTTTGTTTCTTCTTTATTATTAGTTGGTTGAAGCTTTTTAACTTCTTTTAATAATGTATAATAAAATTCATTTGTAGGGTCTTTTACTACTAACATATCAATATTAACTTTTAGAAAGTTTAAATCAATTGTTTCAAGAGATAAATTTTGAGTGAGGGTTTTAGTTATAAAACCAATTATTTCAGTTTGAGTGTTGAAAAGTTTGTTGAACTTTGGAGATTGTGAGTTTTCCATATATATAATATATAAGAAAATATTTCTTTAAATAGTTTTTTAATTAAAAATCTTATATTATTATTTAAATTAAAAATTCTTATATATTTTTTTAAATTATTTTATAATTAAAATAATTTAAATATAATTATTATAAATTTCTAATACTTTTAACAACTTGACATTTTTTGGTTTTTAAATGACCGCTTTTATTAAAGTATGAATAACTTCCACCACATATTTCACAAACTATTTTTTTATTTATATCTTCCTTATGCTTATTTTTAAAATTTTTATAATAATCTAAATGATTTTTTAATATTTTTTCTTGAGGTATTTCAGTTTGACTTTCCATTATATTATATTAGAAAATTTATTTTTAAATACTTTTTAAATTAAAATAATTTATAACCTTTGGTTCGTTTTCTACCTTCAGCAACTAATTCATCTGGAACATTTGGCAATTGTTGTGCTAGTTTAGCTGTAGATTGTGATTGAGGTGTTTTCGGTGCCTTTGAAACTTGTATAGCTCTATCAAATTCATCTATTACTTGTTCTAATGCTTCTAATTCTTTTTCTCTTAATTTAATTAAATCTCTTTGCCTATTAGGTCCAGTTTTAGTTCTTAATGAACCGAGTTCTCTTTTTATTTTCGTTCTATTATCCATCAAAATTCCTTTAGTTGGGACCTCTCTCCAGTATCTTAATAATCTTTTACCTGAATCTGGGTCAGCTGGTTGTGCTTGTGCTTGTGCTTGTGTTGATGCTGGTGCTTGTGGTTGCGCTTGTGCTTGTGTTGATGTTGGTGGAGGTGGAGGCGGTGGTGCTATTTGTGGTATATTTTGTCGTGGTGCTGGTATTGGTCGCTGTGTTGGTGTTGGTGTTGCTGTTGATACTGGTGCTCCTGTATTTAATGAAATTGGATATTGTGTTATACCTTGTAATTTTAATATTCCTTTTAATTCTTCTGGTGATAGTCTTCCAACTTGTGATGCCATTTGTTCTTTTCTTAAATTTGGTCGTTTATTATATTCGTCTAATGCTTCGTCCAATCTTCTAACAATAGCTGGTCCTAAACTAGGTATAAATTTATTAGAATAATAACTCTGTAAATTACTAACAATAACAGGAGCATAAACATTTTTATCAAATTGTTCCTTTAAATATGAAAACATACCGAAAGATGTTAATATACTATTAATATTTGTTATATTTACCGCTCTATTATTATCAACCAATTTTCTAAAAGCTATTACCAATTCATTTATTTGAGGCATTAATGGTTGAATTAAATTTTCAATTGCACTTTTAGTTCTTTTTGTAATACTACCAGATATAAGAGGTTTAACTAATATATTATAAATATTAATAAATTCAGTATTATTAATTATTTCATTATACTCTTTGGTATCTCCGCTATTATTTATATCAATATTTTTGACTGTTTCAATTTTCTTTGTTAATATATTTTGTAGTTGTAAGACACTTGATTCATAATTTGACACTGTTTCGTCGTCAATAACTTTTGATATTGGTCTTTCACTTTCCCATAATGCGACTTGAGAGTGCATTTTATCAATTACTTGACGATTAATTGCTTTATTGTATTCTTCTGCCTCTCTATTTTGTTTTTCACGCAATTGTCTAATCATAATATATAATAATAGTTAGATTTTATTTTATTATTATATATATTTATTTAGAAAAAATTGAAATTTTACATTTCAAAACTGGACCAATATTAACCAATTTATAATATTTAAATATATCTCTTATTTTATACACTTCTGTGATATCTTCATATGGTGATATTTTTAAATAGTCAAAATAATTTATTTTATCATTACTACCCATTAATACTAATTCATTATTATAATGAGTATTTTCAATATATAAACAAATAAATAAATAATTTAAATTATCACTTGTTTTTTTAATAGTTTCGCCTAACTGTAATATACCCTCAAACATATTATATAATTAAATCTAGATATTATTTTTTTTTAAATTATTTAGATATTTATTTATAATAATATAAAATTAATATAAACCTTCGCTTTTAACAATTTTAGATGCTTCAATCATATTAACACCGCGTTCTTTCATAATTTTTCTCACAATTTCGGCTCTTTTATTTGGTTTCTTCTTTGCTCCTCCACTAAAAGATGATGAATGTAAATTTTGCTTTGTTGGTCTATTTCCCATTCCTTTTCCTTTATAACCTTTGGTTGTTTTACCTCCCGTCATATTTTCTGCTATTTTAGCACTTATATCTCTTAAATTTGATTTTCCAAATATATCTTCTAGTGGTGATGAAAAAGTTGATGGCATTATATCACTTGGAAAATTTGCAATTTTACTCATAACATCAAATAATCCAGCACCATTTATAACCTTTGGTTGCTTTTCTCCAAAACCCATTAACCCTTGATTACCAGTTCTATTAACTGCTCCAGCGCTCATCCCTTTCCCTTTTCTACCAGCGCTCATCCCTTTTCCCTTTGGTTGTTTTCCTTGCAATAGATGTTTTGTTATAACTCTTAAAGCGTCAGCAACTTCACCACAACCTTCCATTTCAACATATTGATTATTTTTACCTAATCCTAATAATTTAAGGGGTAATTTTATAATATCCATAAAACCACCAGCACTCATTCCACTTCCTTCTACTCCGTTTCCTTTTAATAGATTACGACCAAATTGAAATAAACTAATTGGATTTAAAATA